CTCCTGCAGGACAAGCAGGTGGATCAGCACCTGCATGTTGGCCCGGAAAAGCGGGAGTTAATGGTACAGGAGCTACTGCAGGTCAAGCAGCTACTCCAGGAGTCTCAACTGTTCCAGTTACAGGAGGTACAGGATATACAGTAACAGTTCCTCCAGGTGGACAAATTATAGTTTATTACTAAAAAGGAGAAATGAAATGTCAATTGTAAAAATCGATGATGTTTATCTGTATGCTAATGAATATGAAGAGACTAGTGAATGTTATGAAGCTAAAAAATGGCTTGAAGATAATGGAATTGAACACGAATTTATGTATTATGGAGAAGCTGAAGCTCATCAAAGACTTTTTGAATCAGCTAGTATAAATTGGCCTGATCAACCACCTCTTAATAAATTTCCATTTTTAGTTTATACTGAAATTCATGACAATTTACGACCAAGCCAGTATCCTCAAGTATGTTTACGAAGTTTAGAAGAAATAAAAAATAGTAATTTAGAATTGTTATATAAGTTGGGTAGGTCTTGAATCATCAACGTTTACAAATAGTAATGGCTTGTTTTGATAAATTATCACCAGAAATGAGACACTGGCTAAATAATTTGCATTTTAATATACATGACGACCACATACTAAAAGGTCAAAAAGAAATTGAAAGATGCAAAGAATTTTTAGATAATGGTGGCCAAGAACACTATATTCCAGATGATAAAAATTAACTTATTGGTATAAATGTTTAAAATTTTTAAACCGCAAAGTGAATCAAAAATTGAATTTCTTTGCTATAAAGAAGATTGGGAGGTAATTCCGAAACCTTTTCCAGCTAAAAGATTAATGCCAGATTGGTATAAAGCATTACCTCCCAAATTAGATAACAAAGGGCTTGGCTCAAGTACAGTTAAAAGATGTCATCCATTTTTAGATGCATTAAGTATTGGATGGATAATTCCATTAGCAGCAGATGTTGAGTTCATAACTAATGAAGACAGTAGTCATGTTCAATATAAGTGGAATTTTTATAAACCTATGATTGAAAATCATGGTTTTGAACAAATAACTTCTGAAAAATCTCCAACTCCTTACGGTCGAAAACCCCCAATGAAATTTATAAACTATTGGGCAATTCGTGTGCCTGAAGATTACAGTGTACTATTTGTTCCTCCATTAAATCGTCATGAAAATAAATTTGAATGTTTTAGTGGATTAGTAGATTGTGATGGGTATTTTGAATTTATAAATTTTCCTTTTTTATTTCACGAACCAAATTGGAGTGGAATATTACCCGCAGGTACACCATTAGTGCAAGCTATTCCAATAAAAAGAGATAGTTTAATCAAAGATTTTGATACAAAACCTTTAACACAACAAGATCATAACGATTTAACATTAACTAAAAGACGACTAGCAAGTCAAGAATCGTATTATAAAGATAAAGTGTGGACTAAAAAATGAGTAATTATCAATTTTTACCTAGTCCTACATTTGGGTTAGGTGAACATACTTTTGCTACTTGGGAAAATGGATTTTCTCTAGAAGAAATACAAAAAATAATTAAGTATGGTGATCAACTATGCTTAAATCAAGCTTCGGTTGGAGGCTCGAACGGTGGTGTTGTTGACGCAGAAATTCGAAGAAGTAAAACTGCTTGGATTAGTTGTAATAATGAAACTCAATGGTTGTATGATAAATTAGCTTTCATCGCTAGACAATTAAATGGACAATTTTTCAATTTTGATCTTTATGGATTTTCTGAAGATTTTCAATATACAGTTTATGAATCAAATGATCAAGGATTTTATGATTGGCATTTAGATCGAGGAAATCAAGGCGGAAGTCCTCCTAGAAAGTTTTCAATGGTGTTGCAACTCAGTGATCCTTACGAATATGAAGGTGGAAATTTAGAAATAATGGGAGGTCGTAACGTATCAACTGTGTTAAAACAAAGAGGTCTTGTTGCAGCATTTCCTAGTTTTATGCTACATCGTGTAACACCAGTTACTGCAGGTATTCGAAAAACTTTAGTAGTTTGGATTACAGGTCCTGCTTTTAGATAATTTGATCTTCTAAACTGAGATTTCGATCTTTAAGAGCAGCTTTAGCATTTAATAATATATCTGTAACACCACTATTTCTTAAAGTTTTAAACACAAGATTTGGAACACCCATTTCTCCCTCTTTATCTAATCCTTTTTGACGGTATTTCCATAACAGTTCTTTAACACTGTCAATTTGATCAAGATCTTGTGTAGATAATGCTGAAGAAATAACTTTAATCCATGCTAAACATATACGTTCAATTCTCTCAACATCTGCGGATGCATTAATTTTTTGAGGAGGTTTAACCCAGCGATTATTAATAATACTGTAAGATGCACTTACTGCAGGACTATTTGAATCTTCAACATATACTTCTACTGGAATTCCGTAGATATCTATATTATGTTGTTCTTTCCATAACTTACGTTTAGTATCAAACAATTCATCGATAGCCATATCGCAACTTACTGTAGAATAATTAACAATAAGATGTAGATCTAAATCACTTTTTGATCCATAATTGTAGTTAGCTTGACTTCCTGAAACAACAATGTCAATGATAGGTGTATCTATACCTAAAAAATTATAATAAACTTGTGCAATTTTTAATAAAGCACTACGAACTGATGCTTTAAGTTGGTGTTTGTTCCACAAGATTGGATTGAGTTGTTGATGTACTTGGGCAGGTAATTCAAAACTATTCATTGTTTATTATTTATTAGTTAACACTAACCTATTTTATTCAGTTAGGTAAATCTATAAGTTAAATAAAATGATGAACGAGAACGATTTTCTAACTGGTCAATTATTAATTGCACAACCAAAAAATCAAGATGGACATTTTTCAAAAAGTGTTGTAATGATTGCACAACACGGATTAACAGGTGCTTGGGGAGTAGTTGTTAATCGTCCTGCAAAAACTATTAATATGCAAAATGTTATGGCAGCAGTTGGTATTGATTATTCAGGAAATGAAATGGTTTATGTTGGCGGGCCAGTTGAACCAACAAGAGTACATGTAGTACATACAATGGATTGGTTTAGTTCGAGTACTTTGCAAATTACTGACGAAATTGGAATTACCGGTGATGTATCAGTTTTATCTGCAATCAGTTTAGGACAAGGTCCTAAACTTTATAGAGCAGGTATAGGTCTTTCAGTATGGAGTGCAGGTCAGCTTGAAGGTGAACAAAGTGGCCTTGAACCATGGAACGAAACACATCGTTGGTTAACAACTCCTGCTTGTATAGAATTATGTCTAACTGGTAGTGGAGAAGAACAATGGCAAAGAGCTATTAACCAATGTGTTAATCGTCGTATTTCTGATTTTTTCTAATCTTTTTCAGAATTTAATCCAGCCAGCATTTCTCTAATTTTCGAACTACCTGCACTTGCTTTAATTTTTCCTACTGGTGCACCTTCTGTAGGATCACGACCATTGTTTTGATCAACTAAGGTTGATGTTTTCTTTAAACCTTCGTATATACTAGGTTTAGGCTTTGTGCTTCCGTGTTCATCATCTTCCATTAAGTCTTTAATACGAAGACTATCCAAATCAAATTCAAGATCTACTTTTTGTCCAACACCACTAGATGAACGTGTTTTCATAAACTGAATTTGATAGCGACCTCGTTCCTTCATTGCGCGGCTTGTAAAAATACCAATTACATTGTCTGCTGTTTGAATCTTTGATAGTCCGCCTGAAATATGACTGTGATCAAACTCAATTTCTTCAACTGCAGATCGATTTAACTGACTTGCTGTTACTACAATAGCCTGCGTTTCCATGGCCAAATTACGCAGTTCTTCTGATACATACTTGTCTTTGACAAATAAATCACTGGGACTTACTTTAATCGACATTGGCATCATTAGATCCAAATAGTCAATGAGTAAAATGTCTGGCTTAAATCCTTTTTTAACTTGATATTCTTTTAGATATGCTCGCAAATCATTGCAGGTTTTGCCACTGGGCATATATTTAATTTGCACACTGCCTGCTTGTTTACCCAGCATTTTTACTTTAAGTTCTACATCGTCAAGATTACGGAATACTTCTCTAGTTGGAATATTAGTTAACATACTATCCATACGCATGGCAACTAGATTTTCACTGAGCTCAAAAGTTAGATAAAGTACATTAAGTCCTGCCAATGCCCAATTGCATCCTAAGTTTGCAAGAAACAGAGATTTACCACCACCTGATGCAGCACACCAAATATTAAGTTCACCTCGGTTAAATCCACCATACAACTTTTTATCAACACTGGGCCAACCTGTGGAAATTTGACCATTAGAATTCTTCAACGTTTCGAGTCTTGCACGAGGATCTTCAAAGTAGTCTGTGCCCATGTCTTTTTGCAAGCTAATTTGTACAGCATCTTTGATCATTTTTTCAACAGGACCATATTCACCTTTTTCAAGTAAATCTGCTGATTTTAAAATTGCTCGTTCGAGTGCTTTATGCCTAGAAAATTGTTCAAATTCTGTCATCAACCATAGATAATTTTCTTCGGGTAGCGTAACAGGATTTAAATCAGAACTACAGCTAGCATTAACAATCTGCGATTCTGGCATAATTTTATATTCGTCTACATAATTTTTAATAAAAGATGCTGTTTCTTGCAGCTTTCTATCAAAATTTTCTGGATCAAAAATATTAGCACATCTAACAAATGTTACAGCATCGCTCATAAACATTTCGAGATAAAGTTTTTGTATTTCGTAACTGTAATTTATTGTATTATTCGACATTCTCTATTTTCTTTTTAAGCATAGTTATACGTATTTGATTACGTTCTCGGTATTTTAAGATAGTAAACAGAGTATAAATTCTTCCATACTTTTTTACTGCATCTGCAACATCTTTTACATCACTACCCCATTCTGGCAAGCTCACTGACCATCCTTGATCTATAGCAGTGTTTATCATTTTAGAACCTGCACGATCTCTATCTGGTACAACTATAACTTCACGTCCTAACGCATTAATTCTATGTATTTGTGCTGCGTTTAGCTCGTTAGTCATTGCAGCAACACCATCTACTGCTATTGCATCAAAATGACCTTCGACAACAATTACATATTGTCGATCCGGTGTTTGCCTATTTAAATTGAATACATATCCTGGTTGAGAAGTGGTCAAATATTTTGGTTTACCATTAGTTATTTTTCGACCAGTCCATCCAACTATCATATCTTCATGATAGAATGGTATAATTACACGATCTCGATAGCCATTTTCTTGACTCCACATCCATGGATACCAATCTAATTTCATCTTTCGATCTAATATATATGCAATAACTTCTAGAAGCTCTGGTTCTTCGCAGCCTTCATTAATCCATTCATTTATTGTTTTACAGTTTGCAGGAAGTGCTCTAGGTTCTAAATCAAAATTTAATAGTCGAGCAACTACTACTTGATCATCTTTTTGTTTTATTGCTTCTAATGATAGTCGTTGTATATCAGCATCTGAGATGCCTAACCATGACATAAAACTGCGGGTATTAGTGCTTAATAACTTTCCAGGAACCCAACCTGCTTTAAATCCGCAGTTAAAACAATGATAAGAGAACCCATCTTTATGAAACATAATACCGCCACGAAGGCGCTTGTCTACCTTTTCACCTCGATGATGGCAGCAGACTGCGTTAAATGACTCCCAACCGCTAGGTGTAACTTTGCGTTTAGAAGGCACAGCCGCTTGTATAGTAGCTTGTATTAGATTCATGCAGCTATTTTAGCTGAAATATTGTATTTTGTCAATGAACCCATTGGGAAATTTATTAGTATTAGAACCAATAGGATTTCCAGTTGGATAATAATTTGTTCCAAAACCATCAGCATTTGGCATTACAACAAATCTTACTGCGGTTAAATTTGTACTCCAAGAAAGTTGAATATTTCCTGTTGTAGGCAACGTACTGGTATAACTTGTAATAGTAAATGCTTGTGCGTTGGCAGTTCCTGCACCGCTGGGATTATTGTCTAATGTGCCTTGCACAGTGATAGTTCCAGCAAAACCATCTAGTGAAAATGAAGCAGTTTGTGGAGTACTTATAGTCATTGCACTAGGATATGGACGAAGCCAACCTGAGAAGAATATGTATCCCATGTTGTTTGGATCTCTATTATATTCTTGACCTCTCTCCAATTGTTGCTGAGAAACTGTTTGAACAGGAAATCCAATTGGAAATCCGTTTTCTAATACTTCAACTTCTCCTGTGATACCGTAATATGTATTAGAATATGCAGGAGAGAATGTTCCATCTCCGTTATCTTGTTTGACTAAGCATGTATAACTGGCTGCGGTTAAATTTATGGTATCATCTGGATTAAACACGACAGTAGCTAATCCTCTTAGTGCTAATGTATTAAACGTAACCGAAGTTGCGCTAGTAACAGGATATGTAGTTGCATTATTTAAAGTTACAGTACCTGAAGATGCACCTACAACAATTGTATTGACAGGAATACCAAACCCTGAAACAGTTTGTCCAATAGAAATTCCAGTAAGATCACCGAATTGTAAAGTATTTCCTGTCGCAGGTTGATCTGTGGAAACAGCATAAACAACAGTATCATCTAAAATGGTTAAAGGTTTTGTAAGAACAAGTTCACGACCTAATGAATCAATCATATCAAACCAATAATTAGTAGCAGTGGTTAAATGAATTGGTTTTTGATCAGAGTTTTTAAATTGAAATTGAATAGAGTCTTTGAAACCTTTTTGTATTCTTAGTTTTCGTTGATACATAATATTATAGATTCCTCTGTTTTGATCCAAGTCGAGTAACACTTCGAATAAATTTGAGTATAAATAGATTGGTAACTTGTTCATAATACATATTTATTGATAAATGAAGCATATCAAAACAGAAGATTTTCAAAATAAATTTCCCTTCATAACTTGTATTCGCTGCTGCGAAAATGAGTATGTTGGTATCATTATCAATAACGATGTGCAGGTAACCAGCATATATGATTTTAGTGCATTAAAAGTTGACGTTGATAAGCAGAGATTTTTAGAATTGGGAGAAATATGGTGGTGGGAGTCTAACCGTAAAATTCCAATTAATATATTTTTAAAAGCAGATATGATACCATTTAGACCAATTATTAAAACGTTTAACAGTAAAGATGTTAGTATAGTTTTTGGACCTACAGTAAATCTCAGCGAAATTGCTGAAAAACGTATTAAAAGAAAATCAATTCAATTAGTAAAAAATCCTAAGAAGTTTCGCGATTAACCTGCTCGCAGATTAAATTTAATTGAGTTATTATAAGCATTGCATAGCTGTACGCATGACTCTTTTTAAAGTAGTAAGAATCGTCTGTTTTCTGCCAAATTTCGATTCGAATTGAATCAAAACCTTCACTTTTACAACGATTTAGAAGGTGTTTTTTACCTGGACGTATAAGTGCTAGTATTATTGCAAGTTCGTCAACTGTTTTCGGCTTTAAATCTGCTAATAGTTGATGATATCCATTAATGTGAAAAAGTTGATCGCATACTTCTTTTTCGTAGATTAATTCCCATAATGGCTCAACATTCATTAATCGCTTAATATGATCTTCATTTTGAAAATTTTTATAAGCAGATACATTTAAAAAATCTATTTTAAAATATCCTCGTTGATCGGCAGATTCATAATCAATCGCAGATAACCCAGTTAATGGATTGTAGGGAATTTCATGACAATACACTCCAGTATTATGCTTACGTCCATCTTTTAAAACAGCAGAAACATGCGGTATTTTTGACAATACATCGTCTCTGTTAGCAAAATCTATATCAATGTCTGGCATTATACTTCACCAGATTGTGCCAGTTTGAGCATCATACTATATTGTTCATAGGCTTTTTGCACAGCAGGATATCGTTTTCTAAGCTCTGATTCTTGATGTTTTTGACCTAGCATAATTTCAAACATCTGTCCATAACCACCTCTTAAAGTTACATTATCATAAACATGCTTTTCAAAACTTATGATTCGATCTAATTCACTTTTTAGAATTTCAAGAACATACATTGGTTCGTCAAAAGTTTCTATAGAATGAATTTTATTATAGTCTGTGGGATCTGTAAAATAAGTAGGAATAAATGGAGGACGATAATACTGTCTGCGATACTTGCTTTCAGTAATTTTTATATTGTGATTTTTACAAAATTCGTCGGTTTCTTTGTCAATCATTCTATACCTGTTTCTTTACATATTTCTTTTACCAGTGCAATATCTGCAGGACTTTCTTTAAATTTCTTAACCCAATGAGACATATCAAGAGCAGGAGCAATTAATTCTAATTGTTCGTCGCTAAATTTACTTAACATTTCTTTACCGCTACAACAGTTTAATATAATCCAGCAACTGATTTTACCATCTCTGATATCATGTACTGCACGATTTAAATTAACATAATTAAAATAATGAGCATAATTTGCATTTTGATTTTCACCCCATTCGATCATAGTAGCAAGACTACGTTGCACAGCAGCTTCAACTGGTTCTACTTTTAGCATTTCATAAAGATATTGTTCGTATAATTCATCTCTACACCAGTGATCAAGTTTAACTCCACTTTTAATAACAAAGTCGATGAACTTGTCAGGATACAAGGGATTAACATTATTAACAAAACTACCAAATTTTACAAACGCATTGTAATACGCAGTTTTACAAAATTCTTCATATGTTTTTAATTTTTTGGCATTTTGAGTTAGTTGAAAAAATCTATTGAATACCATAAACCCTGC